CGTGGCTTGCTGGTTGGTGACCACCACCTCCTCCAGCAGGGTGACGCTCGCAGCGTTGTCGGCCACCTGGGCATCCAGAGTGGTCAGGCGCCGGGCCGAAGCTTCGTTTTCAGAGGCTCGAACGCTGCTCTCCGAGGCGATTGCAGCCGTGCTGGTCCAGCCCTTTATGGCGTCGGCCAGCTCGCCCTCCCCGTTGTCGTCGCGCCATGAAGCTCGCAGCGCTTCGAAGGAGCTGGCCGTGGCTTCGAGCTCCGTGATGTTGACGGTATTGGTCGCAACCTGCTGCGCGAGCCCATCAACCGTCTCTATCGTCTGGCCTACGTCGAGCCAGTAGGCCGGGTTCGGTGGCGGTGTATCCACAGGAACAGGGCCGGTCGCCTGGTAGATCCGCTTAGCGGAGACGACCAGGTCACCTTCGACATACGTCTCATCAGGGTCGTAGGCAGCCAAGCCATCGAGCGCATCGATCTTGGCCTGAAGGCCGGGGATCTTCTCGATTTCACCTCTCAGCTCATCGCTGAGTTCGGTTTCGCCAATCTGGCCGGCGATCAGATCAAGAATTGGCCCAGCGTTCGAACTGGCCTGGCCCAATACCCCGTTGCTGACTGGGTACCACGGGCCGATGTTCCCGGTGCGATCCACCAGGCGCGCCCAGAAGAAGAACGTCGCGCCGGCCAGCAGGCTTTGCAGGTTGTAGTCGCTCTGGGGATAAGCCAGGTCTGCCAGCTTGGTGGCGTTCTCCAGGACGTTGGTTGGGCCGTACCAGATCTCGGTCCGCTGGGTGTCCTCGGCGCCAGCAGGGAAGCCCCACTTGAGGCCGATGCCGAACAGCAGGGAGCTTGCAGTCAGGAAAGACACCGCCGGCGGCAAGCCCTCCTTGCCCTTGAGCTCGGTCAGTACCGAGTTACGCCAGATCGACGAGATGTCGAAGGCGCTCACCGCACGGACACGGGCCACATAGGCACCGGCATAGATGCCCACCACGTCCACATTGGTCGAGCCGGTGCGCTGGACCTTGATCCAGTTGCCGCTGTCCTTGCGCCACTCGACGTCGTACGCCACGGCCCCTTCAACAGGAGGCCAGGTGATGGTCATCGTGGCTACGGCGATGCCCTGGGAAACGACAGAGTTCGCCGTCAGGGTGACACTGGTCGGCGCCGGAACGACGGTGATCGGAATAACGCTGATCGGCCGGTCTTCCAGGCGAGCGCCCGTGTCGATGAAAGCGAACTTGCTCGGCTCGTATTGCAGAGCACTGATTTCGAAGTCTCCCTCGGTGGTGCGCCTGGTGCGCAGCACTCGGTAAAGCGGGATAGCCAGGTCGTCAGCGTCGAGCGCCCACTGAAGCTGTGCCCGTGGCGCCTCGCTGTAGGCGACGGTCACAGTCACGGCGCGGCCGGCAACACTCTGCACGGTGCGGCCCTCTGCCCGGCCGCCAGGTAGGTTGATAATCAAACGGTCCCCGGCCTTCGCCTGGGTGTCACGGTCCAAAGTCACAACGCGGCCAGCAACGGCCGAGATCCGTCCGCCAATCTCCCGACCGGCCAGCAGCGAGTCGGCCACAGGAATGATGTGGCCCGGGAGAGGGATTACGCCCTCCATCCCGGTCTTGAAGGTAACGGTGCGGTCCAGGTTGTTGCTCAGGATCGCCCACTTGCCCCGGCGCTGGGCCTCGGAGGCGCGAGTGCAGCCAATGGCGCTCAACTCGGTTGGTCGGTCCCCATACCGGCGTTGAAGGTTCAGGTCCGAAAACGGAATGACGTCGGTGTCGTAGTTGTTCGCCGGGTTGTCGTAGCTGACCAGGGCACGGGTGTATCGGGTTTTGGCTGAGGCGCTGCCGTATCTAAATGGCTGCCCGTCACTGGTGATAACGTTTGCCCGGGTGAAGACATAGTCGAAGTCCTGCGCGCGAGGCATGTCGGCCTGCATGATCAACTGGCCCTGAGCCCAGTAGGTCATCCCGCGGTAGATGCCGGAGATGTCCCGCAGCAGCGTCCAGGCGTCGGCCTTGCCTTGCAGATTCATGTCACAGAGGAAGCGCGGTTCTGTGCCGCCCAGGCCGTCGGGAACGAGCTGGTCGCAGTACTGCGCGATCCGGTACAGCTCCCACTTGTCCACCATCCAAGGCTTGATGCGCTTGCCCAAGCCGAAACGGTCTTGAACACAGACCCCGTAAGTAACCCAGGCTGGATTGTTGGTCCAGGCCTCTTTCATGGTGCCGTCCCACACACCGGTATAGGTCCTGGTGAACGAGTCGTAGTTGCTTGGCACAGGCCATCTGCGCGCTTTGCACTTCGTAGTGACGGCCGGGATGTTGGTAAACTGCTCGGCGTCGAACTCGATGTACAGCAGCGCGGTGTTCGGGTAGCGGAGCTTTGCGTCGATCACCTCGGTGAAGCCGGCGATCAGCATGGTGTCGGCGATCTTGTTGCTGTTCTGGTTCGGCGTCAGGCGGCGGACGCGGATCTGCCAGCCGGTGGTGGCCTCGGGCAAATCAACGCGCTTCGAGCGTTCATACCGGGTGGTGGTCTTCCCATCCACGGCATCTGTCAGCACCTGCTGATACGCGCCGCCGTCGGTAGCCACGTCTATGGCGTACTCGATCCGGTAGCCGCCAATGTTGCCTTGGTCGTCCTGGCGCTGAAGCGCAGGCCAGGCGAAGCGTAGACGCACGGCAGACAGCTGAATGTTCGTGACGGACCGGACCCAGGCTGCATCGCTACGCAACTCAATATTCAGCGAGGTCTCGTTCTCTACCGACGGAATGCCTGGGATGTAGGTCTGATCGACCGAGCCCGAACGCCATTCCCATTTCACGTTAGGGAAGTTGACGTTGCCGCTCGCATCGTTGATTGGCGTGTTGTCCAGATAGATGTCGGCAGCCGTTGGCACCCCCTCAAACTCGCCCTCGCCCACGGCGATCAGCAGCTTGGCAATGTTCGTGGAGCGCAGGTTGTCGCTGGCCTCGGTCGGTGACTTAGGCTTTTTGTCTCCGCCCTTCGCGCCGTGAATATCGATCTTGCGTGCTGCGCCCATGCTTTCCTCCAGGCGAAAAAAAACCGCCTCATGGGCGGCCTGTGTATCTGTACAGAGTGGATGAAATGCCAGTAACGCCGGGACTATCCGTGGTATTAGCGTTACGCCTTCCAAAGCCAAGGAGCAGTCATGTCAATCAGAAGTCTCGCTAAAAACCTTCCGAAGGATCCAGACAACGCAGGCTGGGTATTGGGCTGGGGCGTCGTGCAAAGCTCGCCATGGCGATTCATCGACATTTACGCCTCAAAGGATGTGGCAGAGACTGCCGCGGAAGCTCATGGCCCGGGATATCGCGTCGTCTACGGATCTCACCGACTGGGCACCGACGATTTTATGGTCGCCGGGGAGCCGCCTTTGGCTGGCTATTCAGATTGAAACCCAAGCGGCAGTTTCCAGAGATAAGAGCGGCGGTAAGGCCAGACTTTCCACGATACTTTCGTGTGTAGCCGACGGGCGATGTGCATTTACCAATGAAATGCTCGCGATGGATCTCGCGCCCATTGTCCAGAACTGCCACCACCGCCTCGTCGTCGCAAATCAATCCACCCTCAACCCGATGCAGATCGTGGATCGTGATGCTGTAGGTGACTTTGGTCATGCTTTGTCCTCCGCGTAGATCGAGGCTGAAATGATCATCCCACCCCACCGGCGCTCGCCGATGCAGATCGGGACGGGGTTACCGCTGGCCGTGGTGTTCTTCGCACTGCCGAAGGCATAGGACGGCGCGTTCTCCGGTCCGGCGCTTTGCTTCAGGCCAGAGGCCTGGGGGCTGAGCATCTGGATGACGCCGCCGGCGACGAGACCCACGCCAAGTTGCACGGCCCAGGTCTGGCCGAAGTAGGAGCCGGCGACGATCAGCACCGCGCCGATAATCGTCTGCAGCAAACCAGCCCGCTTGCTGCCAGACACGACCGGGACGATGCGAATCTCTTGCGCGCCGCCGAGACCGAAATCCTTTTCGGCCACATTTTTCCGATTCCTGAAGATCGCAAACCGCATCCCCTTGCGCTCCAGGTCCCTGATGGCCGCCTCGAATCCCTCCAGGGTGCACTTGAGTGCCTTGAATGCCTCTCCTACGGATCTACTGCCAAGCTCGCGGTAGTGGACTCGACCGAACTGTTTGATAAGCGGGCCCGAAAGAAGAATGGTGGTCATGGCTGGGTTGTTACTTAGGGGTGCTGCCACGGCTTTTCTCCGTCCATAAAAAAACCGCCCGGAGGCGGTTTCTTGTCATTGCATGGTGGGTGATAGGTCCATGCTCATCGATGAGTCTATGGATATCCTGAATTTCTTGGTGCTGCCGGCCTTGATGGTGGTTTCCCGTTCTTTCAGGCCGCTCCCGCAGGATGATGCCGAGACAATGTGTTCACCTGGAGTTACGCGGAATTTCGCAGTCTCGCCGGTACCGATTTCTGCCGCCCGGCGGCCGTCGATGCTCACCGTCGTGCTGCAGCCGCCTCCGACAAAGCCCTTGTCCCGAGTGATAACGAGTGTCGAATCACCCTGCGTCGGGGATTGAAACGCAAACAACCTGGATGATGGGACTGGGTCGGCTTCACTGGAAGGAACTGGAGAGGTTGCGCACGCCGCCAGCAGGGCCAGGCTTAGCGCCAACATAAAAGTCTTCATCATCACTATTCTCACTGAAACTGCTCAAAAACATATCGATTATTCGAAGGCTTTGGCTTCGAGTAGGCCTCCTGCCAGTCGCGAGCATAGGATGGGAATCGCTCTATTGAGGCGATTTTCCAGCCATCTGTCGACTTTCCTCTTTCCAGCGTGTACCGATAACGCTCGCCAGCTTCCTTGGCTTTTTTGTCGGATTCATCCATCTCCGCGCCGGGCTCAGGCGGCTCAATATTCCTGATAACGGCACTAACCACTGCTCGCGTATCGGACTCGATATCTACTTTGGCAATTTTCCTTTCATAGGAATGCGTAACCGAGCATTCAGCGTGAAAATAGAGCGAGTCCGCAGCA